ATTCTTTTTTAAAATCTTCTATTTCTGTATTTATAGAAGCTATATCATGTAATAATCCATGTTTTTGAGTTTCTAAAATACCAATATCACTTATTACTTTTTGTAATTTTTCGTGTTGGTTTTTAGCTATTTCTAGATGTTTTTCTTTAATTTTCATTTGATTTAATTTAATTATATTTACTTTATTCCGGTGGCTCTGGTGTTATACCATGTTTCGCTAACTCAGCTATCCACTCGTCTTCATCTATAGTTTCATCAATAAACCATTTAGATAAAAGCTTTTGATGAGGATCTACAAATCCATAACCTTCAACTACTTCCTTCATTGAGTTTTCATAAGCTATCCAGTAAGTTCTGATAGCAGGGTTGTCTATAGGAATATTACCACTCATAACAATTTTTTACATTTATTCTTCTTCCTCGTCTGGGTCTGGATCAATACCATGTTGTAATAAAACACTTTTCCACACAGCTTCATCTAAATAAGTAGTGATATGCTGTATAGTGCTTAATACTTCAGAGCTTGCTACATATCCATATCCTAAAACAGTTGTTTCCGTATCGTCAGTCCAAGTAATCCACCAGACAGGTGGAACTGGAAATCGTATATTAATTATGTTACTCATTTGGATCTGCTGGTTTCCACTCAGGAGTTTGCATTAAAGCTAAAAACTCTGTTTGATTTAATGTACTAACTGGAGTTAAAGCTCCGTTAGTTATAAAACTTGGTTCAACTAAATAAGATATAGCGCCTTGAGTGTTTGCTATATTTCTTCTCATTGTTTGAGTTGAATCTTCTGCTACTTGGCTAAATATAATAGCGTTAGTGTCAGACAAGTTTACAATTGCATATATTGTATTATTCATTTTTTTATTTTAATTTACACCACCAGCTATATTAGCTAGTGTCATATTTACACTTAAAGAATTTGCTTCACCATTTGGAGAAGATCCTGATATATTTGCTACTGTTCCCATATTTGTAGAAACTCCATTACCACTTGTTCCTACACCATCTACTATAGTATTTTCTAGCATATTTGCACTAGTTCCATTATTTGAACCTATTTCATCTAAAACTGTCCAACCACTAGCATAAGAACTATTAGAACCTAATTGCCACCACAAAACAGGAGCTGTGCCCGAAAAATTATGTAAATTACTAGGTCTGCCTTCATTAAAAATTTCTTTTGCTTCACTAGCTGTTAAAGCAATATTCCAAAAAGCTACATTAGAAAAACTAGCGACTATGCCAGCGTAAGCACTTGCCCCACCCCAATCAGTTATTTTAGTATTTGTTGTTGATTTTGACGTTGCGTTT